GCTTTACAAATGACCGTGGTCTGTTAGTCGCTATTCAACCAAACAGCTTGCACATTGCTCGTCAAGAAGTGTTTAATGCTCAACGCATTTTACAAACTGAGTACCAACCAGGTAACGCCAACAATGACATCAACGTCATTAAATCTGGCAACTACATCCCTGGTGGTTTCAAAGTAAATCATTACTTCACAAGCCCACACGCTTGGTTTATCCGCAACACTATCCCTGGTGGTACTGGTATGAAGTACTATGAGCGTATGGCTGTCACGTTTGATCAAGACAATGACTTCGACACTATGAACGTTAAAGCCAAAGGCTACGAGCGTTATAGCTTCGGATGGTCTGATCCTCGTGCTGTATTTGGATCTAATGGTCCTTAATTGTTATTAGTAACATCCCCCTCCCTAAAAAGAGGGGGTTCTTTTTATAAAGGAAATTTATCATGGCTTACGGATTGCAAAAGAAAAGAATGATGCCCACTACACCAGCGCCTAAAAAGATGGCTCCTCCTAAAGCTGGAGCTAAAATGATGGCTACTAAGAAGATGGCTCCAAAAGCATCTATGTACAAAAAGAAAATGTAATATAGAATGTGATCTCCAATGACGCTCTAGCAATAGAGCGTTGTTTTTAACAACGTCAAAGGAATATTTATTATGGCTTCTCCTACCCGTTTCCCCGCTGGTGTATCAACACAAGCAATTGGTTCTACACTAGGTCAATTTACTCTCCCTGATCCCACAGATGTCTGTGTTGATTTTCATGAATTTAATGAGTATGCTGCTGGTGACTGGACTGTTACTAACACGACTACTCACCAAACAATTGGTTTAGTTGCTGGTGCTGGTGGTTTAATATCTACTGTTGGTGGTGCATCTAGCGTCACTAGCGACATTGGTGCTGTTCAAACTAACCCATTAAACTTCAACATTGCTACCAATACAATCGTTGCTGCTGCTCCTCCTACACAACAAGCTTGGTTTTACACAGCATTCAAAGCTACTACTGCTATTAATGATCAACTACAAGTTGGTGTAGCTAGTTCTATTGCTGCCTTAACTCCTACTGATGGTATCTACTTCAACAAAGCTGCTGGTTCTACAGCTGTTACTTTTGTTGTTCGTAAAGGTAGTGCTTCATTAGCTGCTACTGCCTACTCAACTGGTACTACAACTGTTGCCACTCTTGTTAGTGCTACTTTTATTAAACTCGGTTGGTACTACGATGGTAGAGGCAACATTGATGTTTTTGTAAATGATGCAAAAGTTTGTTCTGTTGACGTAGGTATTTCTACAGGTACTATGGTTGCTACCTTCCCCAATGCTACAAACTTAGGTATGGGCTTTGGTTGTAAGGCTGCTGCTACTGCTCCTACTACTGCGGATATGGTTGTTGACTTTATGCTAGCTGCCCAAACTCGTTCCTATTAATTAGGGGAGTCATATGGCTAACGCATTTACAACACAAATCCTTGAAGAAGGACCACGCAACGTATCTATAAAACTGGTAGGAATATTAGATACTAGTAATCTAGCTTCTACTACTGCTCTTGCAATGTCCAGTATCAACCAAGGTGGCATTGGTCCAACTCCAGAGCAAGTAAAAATAGATCACATTGAATATGTTATTGGTTCTCAACTAGGAGTACAACTATTGTGGGATGCTACGACTGATGTTGTAGCTGTTCCTTTAGTTGGATCTGGACTTTCTTTTCTAAGAGAGTTGGGTGGGCTAACTAATAATGCTGGTACTGGTAAAACAGGAACTATCAATATTCTGACTACAGGTTGGACATCTGGTACACAAACTTTTCTTATTATCTTAAGACTTGTTAAACAAGGTGCAAATCTATAATGGATTACCAAAGCCTTCTAAATGCTGGCTTGGTACTTGTATCCTCAGTCACGGGCTGGTTTGCTCGTGAACTGTGGTCTGCTGTTAAAGAACTTAAATCTGATTTAGCTAAACTCAGAGAAGATCTACCCAAAGAGTACATTGCTAAAGATGATTACAGGGATGATATTCGAGAGATTAAAAGCATGATTGGAAAGATCTTTGATAAGTTAGATAGCAAGACTGATAAGGTTTAACTATGTCTGAAATAATTGTTCCTAGTAACGCTAAAGAAGCTCAGATCAGTGTTGTCATTACTCGTGCTGATGGTACTGTAGAGCACTTAGGTGTTGTTAGTTACTGGCATAGGAACCCCCTTAAACGTATTTTTTGGAGTATTAAAAAATGGCTACTCTCTTAGTTAACACTGGTAGAGCAATCGTAACTAACCGCATTAAAGGTAGTGGTACAGAACCTGTATACATTGCTTATGGTACAGGTGCTGGTACAACTGCTGCTGCTGATACAACGTTGTTTACTGAAACAGGTACTCGTCAAACAGGTACTAGTACACAACAAACAACTACCACAACTAACGATACCTACCAAGTAGTTGGAACCCAGACTGCTGGTGGTACTCTTGCTATCACTAATGCTGGTTTATTTGATGCAGTTAGTTCTGGCAACTTGTTTGTCAAAGGTGATTTTTCAACAATCAACTTAAGTTCTGGCGACTCAATTCAGTTTACATTCAAGACTCAATTTAGTTAAGGAGTCTTAGATGGCTCTTGTTTTAGCAGACCGTGTACAGGAAACCGCTACAGCTAGTACTACGGCATACTTTGATCTTGCTGGGGCTGTTACTGGCTTCCAATCGTTTGCGGTTGTTGGTAGTTCTAACTTAACTTACTACAGTTCTTTTGATGCTTCTGGTAATTGGGAAGTAGGATTAGGTACGTACTCAACTAGTCCTAATCGTCTTTATCGTACATTCATATATTCTTCTAGTAATAGTGGTAGTGCTGTATCCACATTTTCTGGAACAGTTACTGTATTTCTTACGTACCCATCTGGTAGATCTGTTATTCGTGACGATAGTGGTGACGTTACAAATACTGGTAATATCACTGGAACTAACGTAGCAGCTAGTAATGGATTGTTTATAAACAGTACAACCATCTCATCTAACTACACAGTGGCTTCTGGTACTAATGCTAGTTCTATTGGCCCTATAACTGTAGCCCTTGGAATAGCTGTCACAGTTACCACTGGTCAACGCTGGGTAGTCTTCTAAGGAAAAATTATGGCAATAGCACTAAGCGGTGGGTCAACCACATACACATCAACGATAACAGCTTCACCTGCGGCAAATAGGGCTGTAACTGTTCCCGATTCTGATTTCACAATCACTGGTAATGACCTGACTCAAACACTAACCAACAAGACCCTGACAAACCCAACAGTAACCAACTATGTTGAAACTGTGGTGGCAATTGGTAACTCTGGTACATCACAAACTCTGTCTTTGACTAGTGGAACTTTTCAGACAATAACTATGACTGGTAACTGTACTTTTACTATGCCTACTGCTACGGGTGGAAAATCATTTGTTTTAATTGCTTCAACTGGTGCTGGTTCGTTTACGGCAACATTTACAAGTGTGAAGTTTTCGGGTGGAACTGCACCTACATTAACCACAACCGCAAGCCGATGGGATATTTTTTCGTTCTTTTCTGATGGTACGAACTGGTATGGTTCAGTAACGCAAAACTTCTCTTAATATGTTTGCATCAAAAAACAGTTATTTTACTGGGGCGGCTGCTCCTGTTTGGACTGCAGCTATTCCTAACCTTGTTAGTTCCTCTAACGCATATAACGGTATGTATGCCACCACCATAAATAAATTTATTGTAGGTGCAGGAACAGGCACTCTTTTATCAACTTCTGATTACCAAACATATACAACCCTTGCTACAGGACTAGCCGCTACCCCATTATCTATTGCTTATACAGGGTCTTTATATGTTGCTGTATGTACGGGAGGGGTGATTCTTACAAGTCCAGATTTAACTTCATGGACTTCTCGAACATCTGGTACTGCTCAAAATTTTTTTAAAGTTGTTTGGAATGGTTCTATTTTAGTAGCAACTGGCGCTGCTGGGACTATTGTTACTTCACCTGACGGTATTACATGGACAACTAGGACATCCGCGCTTACTCTTAATTTAAATAGTTGTGTATGGAACGGCTCTATTTTCTTTGTTAACGAGGGAGGCACTAAGGGAGTCACATCCTCAGATGGTATTACTTGGTCTTCAGCAATAACGTTAACTGGACAGACAACTGCACTTCGCGCTACTTGGACAGGCTCATTATTTGTACTTGTAGGAAGTTCAGGAATTGTTACAACTTCCCCAGATGGAACAACTTGGACTACTAGAACTAGCCCGACCGCACAAACACTTCAAAATGTTTCAGCAAATGGCTCTACCGTTTTAAGTGTTGGCAGTAATGGTACAGTAATTTATTCATCTGATGGTGGAATTACATGGGCATCAAAATCTACAGGAGCATCTAACGGAGCTTTTCTTGGATTAACATGGTCAAATGACCGTTTTGTTTTTTGGGGTAATTCAAATAATTATTTTTATAGCTATGACGGAACAGTATCTTATATATCTAGTTTGCCTAATAGTGGAGTCCCATTAGGAACATTTGGTTACAACTCATCTAACGCAACTTTTGGTATAGGCTTATACGGATCTGCCGCATCTAGTTCTAACAAAATAAATTGGAAAGCTAGTTACACGGGTACTAATGGAACTGTACAACACAGTACAAGCACTTATGTTTCTGCTTTAGGTCTGTGGTTTTTAACAACAAGTGGTGGAGCATTACGAACTTCTCCTGATTATGTGACTTGGACATCTCAAACAACGGGAGGACCGTCGGCAGCTCTTAGAGGGTTTGCTTGGAACGGAACAACTTTAGTTGGAGCATTTTCTGCTTCTGGAATATTAACTTCTACTAATGGTACTAGTTGGACATACACAGCAAATGCCGCAGCAGGTGTTGCCCCTATATGGACGGGTACTCAATTTGTGATAATTGGGAGTACGACTGGAAATATATTAACGTCACCAGATGGAACTACTTGGACAACGCGTACTTCTGTATATACAGGTGGTGCTTTGCAAGCATTAACTTGGACAGGTAGTTTGATTGTTGGCGTTGGGTTAACTGGAAATATTGCAACATCACCTGATGGTATTACTTGGACTACGCGTACTTCTGGTACAGCTACTGCTACTTTTTATGGTGTTGATGCGGGTGGTGGGTATGTTTGGGCAGTAGGCTCGGACACAGTAGGTATTGTCTATAAAAGTACAGATGGCGGAGTAACTTGGACTAACGACACAACTATTCCAGCTTCTGTAGGGTCTACTTTATTAGTTGCTGTTAAATGTGGTTCAGGTACAAGCGTAGTAGTTGGCGGAAGAAGTGGGTCTGTTAACGGTTATTTGATGTATCGCTAAAGGTAAAAAATGCTAATTAACATTCAAACACAAGAGCAAATTGATGACTACCAATTTAGATTGGCGCATAAAGAAACATCTTTTCCGAACAAACTAGAAGACCATAATGTTTCTTCATATGGCTATGCTGTTATTAATTATGAGTATCAACAAGAAGCACAACTAGGATACAAAACTGTAAGTGATGGCGTAGAACAGCGTGATGGAAAGTGGTATGCCAAATACAAAGAAATTCCTTTGACTCAAGAGGAAATATTATTTATTGCTGAAGAGTCATCAAGAGTTGTTGTTCAAGAAGAAATTGACCCGAACCAAACAGAGGCTACTGATGTACCTACTTTCATTACTGCTGTAACTACTCAGGGGTGGCCTAATGACAACAATAATTGATGGAACATCTGGTGTAACCTTTCCTGCTGGTGGAGTGGGTAATCCTGCTGGTGCTGTAGTGGGTTTAACTGATACTCAGACGCTAACTAATAAGACGCTGACTAGTCCAACAATTAACACTGCAACAATTAGTAGTCCAACATTTAGCGGTACTCCAACGGGTATAGGTGTTCTTACATCTGGTACTGCGGTAGCAAGCACATCTGGAACAAGCATAGACTTTACAAGCATTCCTTCTTGGGTAAAGCGCGTGACTTGCATTTTTAACGTGGTTTCTACCAATGGAACAACTAGCCCGATGGTTCAAGTTGGTACTAGCGGTGGTGTTGTGACTACTGGTTATGGAAACATGGCAGGTGTTGTAACTACAACAAACAACACAACCAGAGGAACTGCTTATACAAACGGTTTTTGTGTTACATGGTCTGGCGGCGCAAGCGCGTATAACTACACAGGAACTGTTGTGTTGACATATCTTGGTGCATCAAATACTTGGGTTGCTTCAGGAGCACTAAACAATAACAACCAAGAAGTTTCTATAACCGCAGGAACAATTACTCTTGGCGGCACGCTAGACAGAGTACGAATCACGACATCAAATGGCACAGACACTTTTGACGCTGGCTCAATCAACATCTTGTACGAGTAAATATTATGGAACGTATAGAAATTAATACACAAACAGGACAAAAACAAGTTGTTGAATTAACACAAGAAGAAATTGCTATTTTACAAACTACTGAAATGCAGCGTTTATCTCAAGTGTCTTATACAACAAAACGTCAAGCAGAGTACCCGCCAATAACTGATTATCTTGATGGCATAGTTAAGGGTGATCAAACTCAGATTGCCAAATACATTGCCGACTGCCTAGCTGTAAAAACAAAGTATCCTAAGTAATGTTTGGTACGTCTGCATTCTCCCAATCATCCTTTGCTTCTTTGGGAACAAAGAATGTATTGCAGACCCTAACTATTGCTGTTACATCTACAGTTAACTTTGTTAAGTCTGTTGTTAAGTACATAGCAGCTACAGGAACCTCTGCTGCTAGTGTATTAAAGAGCGTGACAAAAGCAGCTCTTACTGTGTCATCTACTGTCACAGCAACATTATTAACTGGGTTAATTAAACTTCTAGAGTTGTCTGTTGTAGTTATAAGTGCAGCTAACTTAGTTAAAGCAGTTGATGTAATCAAAACAAATGTTACTAGTAGCACTGTGTCTGTAGTCAAAGACATTGCTAAGTTAATTAGTATTGGGGTAAACACTACTGCCACATTGTTAGTTGCTCGTTTTATAAGCATCAGTGCTACAGTTACTAGTACAACATCTTTATTTAAAGATGTATCTAAAACAATAGTATTACTATCTACAACATCTGTGGCTATAACAAAGCTAGTTGATGTTGTTAGGCTTATAACTTCTACAAGTTCTGTTGCTATAGAAAAATTTAGAGCCAAACTCATAGCTGTTACAGCTACAGTCTCTACAACTCTAGTAAAACAAACTAACAAACTAATGCAGGTTGTATCTACAGCAGCCGCAACATTGTCTAGGACTATTCAAAGATTTGTGTTACTAGTAACAACGGTTTATACTACTGTTGTAAGCTACATATACAAAGTTCTACCAGACGTTGTAGACACCCTGATTGTTCCAGCAAGAAGGATTGTGTTACAACCATTTGTTGGGTTTGTTAGCATACTAGTTAGAGGCAAGAAAACTAACATAGATGTTTCAAAACAGGACGATATATATGGCTGATAACTTCTCTTACAAATTCACTACTGAAACTAAGTCACTGTCGTTTGACTTTACTCAGGTGTTGGCTTCTGGAGAAACTCTATCTACAGTTACTTGTACTGTTGTTGTTATGGATGGAGTTGATGCTAGTCCTTCTAGCATTCTTGCAGGTGGAGCTTCTATCATTGGCACTAAGATATACCAAAAAGTACAAAGTGGTGTTGCTGGTGTAACCTATCGTCTTATAGCTACAGTTACTACTAGTGCTACTAACACCTTAGTTGCTATTGGTGATTTACCTGTATACAGTACTACTGAGGTGGAGTAACTATGTCTTACAAACCTAGATGGGACAATGGTTGTTGGAACGTTATCTGTGATCAATGTGGTCGTAAGTTTAAAAACACTGAACTACAACCTCGTTGGGATGGTCTTATGGTTTGTGCTGGAGACTTTGAGATACGTCAACCACAAGACTTTGTAAAAGGTGTTGCTGACATCCAAGCTCCTAAGTGGGCTAGACCTGAACAAACAGATTACTTTTTGCCCTAATAAAGAACAAACATGTCTTCAAACTACACAGTCACTCGTGATCAAATCATCTCTCAAGCACTACGCAAATGTGGTGTACTTGAGTTAGGTGATACACCTGATGCTGCCAGCATTGCTAATGCTGGTATAGCTCTCAACTTACTTATCAAACAACTGAGTACCGAAGGTCTTAAGTTGTGGAAAGTATCTGAACTTATTATTCCTTTGGTAGCTAATACGACTAAGTACATTCTTGGAGGAGCATCCTCTGTAACTATGTATGATTCATTAGCTCCTTCTACAGCTATTACAGACAAACCTTTGAAGGTCATACAAGGTTGGTATCGTAATACCCAATCAACTCCAGATATTGATACGCCAGTGTTACTAGTGTCAAAACAAGAGTACAGTCTCTTGGGTTCTAAGTTTTCTACTGGTAGTTCTAATACAGTCTTCTATGATGTAAAGACTACCTATGGTGTGTTGTACGTCTATCTAACACCTGACACTAGCACTGCTACTAACACACAGCTGCATCTAATAGCTCAGATGCCTATTAGTGATATCACTACTGCTTTAGATACACCAGACTTCCCTAACGAATGGATGAACTGTTTGATATGGAATTTAGCTGACCAGTTAGCTCTAGAGTATGGTGTTCCTATGAACGCTAGACAAGAGATTGGTATTAGATCTAAACTCTATAGAGATGATATGTCTAACTGGGATGTAGAAGCATATAGTACTTTCTTTTCTCCAGACTTTAGATCAACATCTACTAACGCTTATAGTTAATAAATATGCCTCTTCAACGCATACCTTTAGCTCAACCTATTGAGTCCCGTGATGGGACTTTTGGTAAAGACTCGTATACAACTAACTATATCTTTCAAATTAGAAACCAAAAGAAAGAAGTTGTTAAGCGTCCTGGACTAGCTTTAATTAAGAACATTAACTCTTATACAGGGACTACTGGTACTCCTACAAATGGTCTTGTCTCTTTTAACAATAGTCTTGTTGCTGTTATTAATGGTGAAGTAATCAAAGTTAATTTAAGTGGCTCTAACTCTTCTTATGGAAGTCTTAGTAGCAACTACAATAGGTGTTATTTTGCTAAGTCATTACTTGACACCTATTTGTTTTTCCATAATATAGACAATGCTTATTTAATAGACCCAACTAAAAGCATATCCGCTTATAGCGGAGCGTTTACAAAATTAGCTTATGGATCAGTAGCATCTTTTACTATTAGTGTAGCTGGTACTCTTCCTTATAGTGAATCAGACTACATTAACCTTAGTGCTGCTCCTGCTGGAGGAACAACAGCTCAAGTAAGTGCTGACTTTTCAACTGGGTATCCTACAAACTCACTCCTATATCAAAGAGGAGCTGGGTATATTACTGCTCCAACTGCTACTATATTTCAGAATACTTTTTCCCCTCAAACAGGTTCTGGTGTTAGTGGAACAAACACTATTACTGTTACCAACGGAGCAGCATTAACTAAGCATCTAAGAGTAGCTGGAACTGGTGTAGGAACTAATGCTGGGATAACTAATATTTCTGGAAACACTCTTACTGTGAGTGTTAACAATAGTGGAACAGTTTCTGGAACACTTACATTTACTAATATTGGTACAGGGTTTAGTGCTAGTACTACTCTAACAAATATACCTGCTGGACCTTACGTTCCAGGATGTGTGTTCTTAGATAACTATGTGTTTCTTGGTATTGCTGCTACTAATAGAATTTACAACTGTAACCTTGGTGATCCAATAAATTGGAACGCTTTAAATTATGTTACGTTTGAACAAAGCAATGATGTACTGGTAGCTATTGCTAAACACATAAACTACTTAGTTGCTTTTGGTCAAAAGAGTACACAATTCTTTTATGATGCTGCAAATG